TTCGGAAGATCCGGGAGGTGGAGGAGGAGGGGGATTGAAGATCCTTCGGACAAAGGTTTCCCCTCTCCCCTGTTCTCCCAGAATCCGGCCCGGACTGGGTGTGAACTTGAGCTTTGGGGCTGCGAATCGTATCCCGTGGTGTGGTACGGGGGCTTGCGCGCAGCGACAACATCCCTCGGTCAACCGGCTTTGCGCTCCGTGGCTTGTTCCACGGCCGACACCTGGCCAACCCGACTGTCTGAGCTTCCTTCGACGCTGGTAGCTCGCGGCGGCCCCTGTGAGTGTGACGGCTGGGGCGGCCCTCTGCTTTCCCGAGGGAGAGCATGCTAGTCTGATAGCACACGAACAGCGTGCGAGGCAAACCCGCCATGCAGTCCCCCAGCCCGAAGACCACGAACCTCATCGAGCAAATCAACCGCCGGGAGTCGGAGATGAACCCGGACGAGCGGCAATGGGCCGCGGCGGCCATCGCGCGCTTTCGGGCGCCTGAGCAGGTCGGCGAGTTGCGTCGTTTCGCGATGATGCTGTTCACCAGGCTCAATGCCCGGAAGGCGTCGGCGAAGAGGAAGGCGGCGTGAGTCGCCGCTATCGCCGCTTCGTCGGCGGCAAGGTTGAGGCGCGATCCGCCGAGCCTGTTGCCTGGCCCCCCTACTTGCCGGACCCGTCCGCGCCAGTGACAGGCCCGGCCGGCATCCCGGCTCCGTGCTGCCCTGATGTTCCGCCATGGGAACGCTGTGAACACCAGCAAATGCGCAGGGTGTTGCGGGAGATGCAGAAATGACTGCCAAGGTCCACGACATCCGCAGCTTCAACCTCGCCGACGTGCCGGCGCGCCTGAGAGCGTTCGCTGACGAGATCGAGGCAAGCGGCGTCCAGCTGCGCTGCTGCGCCATCGTGCTCGATCCGGTCGATGCGCCGATCGGCGTGACGGCTTTCGGTCGTGACGGGGATCTTCTGCGCACCATTGGACTGCTGCACACGGCGGCGACCGATCTCGCGACCTCCATCATGGCCGAAGCCTACGCAGACAGCGGGTTCCCGCCTGCCTCCTGATGACGACCCAGACCCGCAACTACAAGTCCGCCGCGGCCTACAAGAAGGCCCAGGCGCGTCAGCGTGACGCACTGGATGCGGCGCGACGTGCGGAGCGCGAGGACGAGGAGAAGGGCCGGGTGCTGGCGGAGTTGATGATGGACCCGCTGGCTGACGTCGCGGAGCTTGCGGCCAAGGCGGGCATGAGCGAGGCGATGATCCGCGGGCTGCGCACGAAGGCGGAGACGCAGTTCCAGGCGCCGGCGACGGCGCTCAAGCGCGCGACCAATGCCAGGCTCCTCGAGCTCATCGAGGACCGTGAACTCACCGTCATCGAGGCGCTGACGCCGGCCAAGATCAACGGCGCGTCGCTGCGCGAACAGATCTACGCGCTCGATCGCCTGCACAACATTCGGCAGCTGCTGCGCGGCGAGCCGACGCAGATTGTCTCCGTCGATGACCGCAAGACGCTGAACGAGCTCGTGCCGGCCCTGGTTAAGGCCGCGCAGCGACGAGGGATCGTAGTCGACAGCGTGTCCCGCGTCATCGAGGAGCCGCAGCGCGGGATCCCAGACAGCCGCGTCCTGTCAATCGAGGACGCTGAAATCATCCACCGGGGCGCGGAAGCGACCGTGGCGAGCGAGGGCGTCATCGACGTCCGCGGGGGCGTCACGGGGGATACCTCCTGCAGCAGCGGCGTCCCCACGCCGACTGCCGACAGCCCGAATGACCCGTTGTCCGGCCGCGCCAGTGCATTGACACCGGAAACGACGGGATCCCCCGATCCATGAACCAGCACGTCATCACCCTCTCGGAGATCGACCCGACCACGGTCGACCAGTTGTCGGATGACGATCTGCGCGCCGTGATGGCCCGCGTCATCGAGCTTCAGGCCGCAGATCGCAAGGAGAACCAGCTGGTCTACTACCAGCCCGCGAGCGAGGACTGCCGCAAGGTGCACGCGACCCGTGCTCGCTACATCGGGATCGGTGGCGGCAACGGGGCATGCCTGCCGCTTCACGCGCCGGTGATGATGGCCGACGGTACGTATCGACCGCTCGGGGAGATCCGCGTCGGCGACCGCGTGATGGCTGCCGATCCGGCAACGGGAGAGACCGAGCCGTCCTCGGTGCTCACGGTGTTCAGGTCCGGTCGAAAGCGCGTCCACCGCGTCATTCTCGGCGACGGCGGATACTTCGACGCAACGGGGAACCATCAGGTCCCGATGATGCTCGACGGCGACAATCGGCCCAGCAAGCGCTCTGTTCGCGAACTATTCGATCCGATTCTGCAGGGCAGTCCGTCGATGGTCATGTCGCCCGGCGGAAAGGCTCGACAGTGCGCGTTCTACGAGCACATCGGCACATTTCAGTGCGGTGACATCGAGGTCGACCATCCGGCGCACTGCTACATCACCGGCGACGGCGTGATCGTCTCGAACTCGAAGTCCGACACCTGCCTCGCCGAGATCGCCGCGCTCTGCACCGGCATCATCCCCGAGGGCGTGCCGGAGCTTCGCGAGAAGTTCCGCGGCCCCATCAACTGCCGCATCGTGGTTGAGTCGCTGACCACGACCCTGCACAACATCATCCTGCCCAAGCTGCAGTGGTACAAATGGTCAGGCGTCTCGGAGCCAGGCGGGGACAAGGGACACTGGGGCTGGGTGCCGAAGACCTCGCTCATCGACGGCGACTGGAACTCGTCGTGGCAGGAGAAGACGCGCACGCTGCGCCTCCTGTGCCGCGACCCTGACGATTGGCATCGCGTGATCGGCGAGTCGACCATCCAGTTCATGTCGCACGAGCAGGACCCATCGGACTTCGCATCCGGCGACTTCCATATCGTGCTGCACGACGAACCGACGAAGCACGCCATCTGGATCGAGAACCAGGCCCGCACGATGCGTGTGAACGGCACGATGATGCTCGCGATGACCTGGCCGGACGATCCCGCGATCCCTGTCGATTGGATCTTCGACGAGCTCTACGACAAAGCGCAGCCTGGCCCGCGGCGGTCGCCGCATCACGCGTGGGTGGAGCTCTCCACGCGCCGAAACCGCAACCTCGATCAGCGCGCCATCGAGATCCAGAGCCAGAACTGGGACGCGAAGACCCGCAACACGCGCCTCGGCGGCAAGCCCATCCGCTTCTCGAACCGTATCCACCCGCTGTTCACGGACACGCCGATGCACTGGTCTTTCCCGGCCGGCAAGCTCATCGACCCCTCGCTCAACGATCTGAACCAGTGGGTGTGCCCGGAGACCGGCTCGCGCGATATCACCGAGTTCTGCCACGTCCACGATATCGATCCGTCGCGCCTGTGGCCATGCGTGTTCGTCATCGACCCTCATCCGAGGAAGCCGCATATGTTCCTGTGGGCGCAGATCACGCCCGAGGACGACTACGACATCATCGTCGAGGACGAGCTGGACGGCACGACCGAGCAGGTCGCCGCGCGCGTGCGCGAGGTGGAGGACGCTTACGGTCTGCAGGTGTTCCGGCGCCTGATGGACCCCAACATGGGCATGCAGGCTTCGGCGGCGAGTCGCGACCGTGAGTCGTCCTGGCAGCAGGAGTTCGCCGAAGCCGGACTCATCTGCGATCTCGCGAATGACAGCGACGTCGGGCGCGGCCGCATCAACGAGTACCTGATGCCGGACAAGTACACGCTCCGTCCCCGGATCCGGATCGCGGCGCGCTGTGAGAACACGATCCACCAGATGAAGCGCTACTGCTGGGACGAGCACAAGCGCACGCTCGACAAGGACCTGAAGCAGAAGCCGAAGGCCAAGTACGACGACTACCCGACGATGCTGAAGTACCTGATGAACGACTTGCCGACATTCCGCGCGACGCTCGACGGCCCCAAGGTCCTGCGGCGCGAAGGCATGCGCGGCTACGGGAGGCAATGATGGCGAAACGATCGAACCAGATCTGCGGGCCCTCCGCGGCGGAGCAACGCCGTTGGCAGGCGGAAGACGATCTGCGCACCCTGCGGCGCGCCGAGGAGATCCGAGCCGATGCGACCCGCGTGCGACACGCCCAACGCGTCGCGACGCAGGAGATGAAGGCGCTGCAACGCGTCGCGGGGAAGCCAGCCTCGAAGGGGAAGCGCTGATGGCCACGCTCGTCATGTGTGATGGCTGCGGCGCCCGCCTCGAGGAGGAGCCGAGCAAGGTCGGCTACGTCATCCGGCGGGAATACTGCCCGGCCTGCATTGCGACCGTTACCGAGTACCAGGCCGAGGTCGACGCGCTGCACGACCGACTGGCGGCGTCCTGGCGACAGGATCTCGAAGGCATCCGTGTGCGCTTCAGGGACCGGCTGAACTGCCTCCCCGATGACGTGCACTCGGAGAGCCCCGATGCTCGCGGTTGATCTCCCACTCGCGCTCATTGCCGGGTTCTGCGACCGGGTACGCGGCGGCTTTCCGGATGATCGGCTGTTCCCCACCGGCAAGCCCTGGTACGTCGACCGGCTGCGCGATCTCGGCAAGTTCACCTACGGCGCCGCGCTCGCCGGGATCATCACCCAGGACTGGCGGGTTATTGCCGCGACTGCGGTGCTGTGGAAGTTCGGCGAGCAGGTGTCGGGCGACTTCGGCGGCACCTTCCGTCTCATCGCTGGCGTCCCGGGCTGGCTCGCGCCGCTGGTGCGCGTCGGCCTGCTCTGGCCTGTACTCACCATCCCGCTGTGCTATCTCGACCCGCGCATCCTGCTGCTGGTGCCAGCGAGCGCCTTCGGCGTCATCGTCGCGGCATTGCTCGCGCGCTGGGCGCCCTTGCCGCGCACGCCGCTGCTGCAGATGCAGTCGACGGCCAGCTGGCAGGAGTTCTTGCGCGGCATCCTCATTGGGCTCGCGCTCGTCGTCATGGAGGCGCTGATATGAAGGTCGCTGGTCACTGCGCCGTGTCCGGGGAGCGCTGCTTCGAGATCACGGAGTGGTTTCCGGCCCGCCATCCTCTCGCCGGCCAGCCGCGGCGGTTCGGCAAACCCCTCGACGACGCTCTCGCGGTGACGCTCGTGCTGGTTGACGGCTCCCGCGCGGACATCACGGTCAAGCGGCAATATCTGCCGGATCTGTACCTGCATCTGCCGCAGATCTGGCGCGACATCAAGGCGCGCACGCGCTACGACCGCAAGCACCACCGGGATTACGGGCAGCAGGATTTCACCCAGGATCAGCACGCGCAGATGGACGCGTGGAACCTCTCGTTCAACGATAACGTGCCGCTCGGCGTGCTCGCCTGGCGCCGATGGAAGGACATCTCCCATGGCTGAGGAAATCCGGCGGTATCGTCCGCGGAGCGAATCGATCAAGTTCGATCAGGCGGAGATCTTCGCGCGGGTCAAGGAGTTTTACGAGGACGACGGAGACGATCGGGACGTGGATCTCGAGCAGCGCCTGCAGCGCTATGCGAAGTACCGCATGTGGACCGATGGCGGTGGCGGCCCGTGGCCGGGTTCGAGCGATGCCGCGGTCAGCGACCTGACCGAGAAGTCGATGCGGTTGCAGGACACGCTCAACAACGCCGTGATGAGCCAGCGCCCGCCCGTTATCGCGGAAGCGCGCAACAAGGTCGACCGCGAGCGAGAGGATGCCGTCTCGAACCTGCTCGACTACCAGTTTTTCGACGAGGCGGGCGGCGAGACGATCATCGGGGAGTGCGCCGAGAAGTTCATCAACGATGGCGTCTACACGCTGTTCATTCCGTGGGTGCGTGAGATCACGAACGGCCAGCGCTTCATCAAGTTCGACGCAGGGATCCCGCCGGATCGCTTCCCGTCCGACTATTTCGTCGAACTCCTGCAGGCGAGTTTCGGCCCGGACACAACCATTGTCGCGAAAGGGAGCCAGGACGCGCCGTGGGACTTCACGCTCCGCCGGCAGCGAGAAACCGACGACGGCGCCGGCGAGATGGTCGAAGCGGAGGCGAGCTTTTTCACGACCGGCGATCGCGGCCTCGAGCTACGCATCAAGCAGCAGGTCACGGTCTTCGACGGGCCGCTCCCGCGAGTGCTGGACTACGACGACGTGTTCCATCCGGTTCGGGCCGCGAACCTGCAGCGCCCAGGCCCAAGCAACCCCGGCGGCGCGACTCACGTCGTCATCCGGGACTACCCGACCAAGGACGAGATCCGCCGGCTCGCCAAGCAGAAGTTCTACGACCAGCTGACGCCCGAAGATCTCGACAAGCTGGATGGCCTGTCGCGCCAGGGCGAGGGTGATGAGGAGCGCGAGCAGCGCCAGAAGGACGATCTCGCCGGCAAGCACGAGGACCCGACCACTGACAGCGCGAAGTCGCATGAGCGGCTGACGCGCCTCATCTGTTTCGACCGATACGACATCGACGGCGACGGCCTCGACGAAGACGTGATGTGGTGGGTCATCCTCGAACTTAACCTCGTCGTCAAGGCGAAGGTCCTGCAGGAGATGTACCCGAGCCTGCCGCCGAACCACTCGCGCCCGTTCGCCGAGGCGGCGCTGTTCCCGGTGGCCGGTCGCCGCGTCGGCATGTCGATGCTGGAACTGCTCGAGGGGCTGCACGACGTCGCGAAGACCCTGATCGACCAGACCATCGACGCAAACACGATGGCAATCGCATCGCCGGGCTTCTATCGCCCGACGTCCTCGATGCAGAGCGAGGTGATCCGCTTCGCGCCCGGAGAGCTCTACCCGCTGAGCGATCCGTCGCGTGACATCGTGTTCCCGCAGATCGGCAATCCACAGGCGATGGGCATGGCGCTGAACCTGATGACGCTGATTCAGCAGATGGGAGAGCGCGTGTCCGTCATCGGCGACCTGCAGCTGGGGCGCGTACCGGCCGGACGCTCCGCAGCGCTGCGCACGACCTCGAACATGAACCTGCTCGCCGGCCAGGGCGAGGCTCGGCCTGAGCGGATCCTGCGTCGATTCTTCATGGGGCTCTGCCAGTGCTTCATGGTCATGCACTCGCTGAACCAGCACTTCCTGCCCAAGGCGAAGCAGATCCGGCTCGTCGGCGTGCAGAAGCCGGGCGCTGATCCGTATCTCGACGTGACCCGGGCGATGATTGACGGCCAGTACCGGTTCCGTTTCAAGGCCAACGCCTTGAACACCAGCGCCGTGCAGCTGCAACAGACCCTGCAGGTGCTGCTCGGGACCTACGTCAACGCGCTTGCGATTCAGCTGGGCGTGTCGACGCCGGAGACCATCTACAACCTCATGCGGGACTACGGCAAGGCGCTCGGCGCGGATCCGGAAGGTGCGCGCTATCTCAACCCACCGCGACCGGATCTGGTTGGACCGAAGCTGACCGCGCAGGAGGCGATGGTGGCGCTGCTGCAGGGCTACATGCCGGAAGGCGGCCCGATGGAGCCCGGCGGCTGGGTCGAGCACATGCAGACGGTCCAGATGATTGCGGAGACGATGCGTCAGGATCAGGCACTCATCGCCGAGGTTCCGCAGGGCGTCTGGCAGCTGATCGAGGAGTATCTGGTCATCGCCTCGCAGCGCGCACAGGAGCAGCAGCAGATGCAGCTGATGATGCAGAACGCGCAGGCATTCGCCGGCGGCCCCGGTGGCGGACCTCCGGATCAGGGGGGGCGTCCGCCGCAGTCCGCGCAAGCTCCCTCCGGCGCGCCGCCGGTGTCCGGGGGTAGCGAGATGATCGACGAGACGCTGCCGACGGCCGGCGGCGGGGCAGCCCGATGAGCGCCATCGATCGCGTCGACTGGACCCGCCTGCAGCAGCAACGAACGAAAAAACGTCGCCCGCAAAAAGC